CTCGGGCTCACGGCGGCGCAAGCGAAGGAACTCACGCTCGCCAACAACGACTTCATGGCGAAGCACGAAGCCGAGACGGCCAAGACCTACGAGCGCGCGGTGGCGATGGACAAGCAGGCACTACTGACGGAGTGGCGCGGCGGCTACGAGCGCATGATGAACTCGGCGCAGACAGCGGTGAAGGCGATGGGCTTTTCGGCCGAGATGGTCGACGCGCTTGAGACTTCGCTCGGTTACGCAGGCGTGATGAAGTTCTTCGCCGGCCTGGGGCAGAAACTCGGGGAAGACAAGTTCGTCGGCACCGAGCATAGGCAGCAAGGCTTCGGCGCGACGCAGACGCCGGACGAAGCTCGCGGCGAGTACGAAAAGATGCTGGCCGACCAGACGCAAGTCGCGGCGCTCAAGGACAAGAGCCATCCGGGCCACGCGGCGGCGCAGCGCAAGCAGAATGAGCTTTTCAAGATCATGTATCCGGATTGATGCAGTAAGTGCAACGAAAACCCGGCTTCGGCCGGGTTTTTGTTGCCCGTGATATACTGATTCTGTAGTGGTCTGCGGACAAGGGTCCGCCCCCGCAGACAGTAGTTGATGGCCCCCGAGTTTGGGACAAGCCGGCAAGCGTCAGCCTTAGCGGCGCACTGGCAGTACCCCTGACAAGCACTTGGAGGCTATCATGCCGCAAGCAATTACAACCGCATCAGTCCAGCAATATAAAGCGAATGTCGAGTTGCTCCTGCAACAAGAGGGCAGCCGTCTTCGCTCGATGGTGACGACCGGCACACACGTCGGCAAGGCCGCGTCCATCGTCGAACAGTTCGGCGTCACGACCGCCGTTCTGAAAGTCACCCGTCACTCCGACACCCCGCTGTTGGACGTTCCGCAAGACAAGCGTTGGGTGTTCCCGCTCGACTACGAGTGGGGTTCGCTGATCGACAACGAGGATCAACTCCGCATGATTATCGAGGCGACTTCGCCTTACGCTCGCGCGGCGGCTGCGGCGATGAATCGCGCGATCGACGACCTGATCCTGACGCAGATTTTCGGGACCAACTTCAAGGGCGAGAATGGCACGACCCAGGAAACCTTCGACACGACCAACTACCAAGTCACGGCCGATGTCGGTGGCACCGCCTCGAGTCTCAACGTCGCGAAGCTCCAATCCGCAGTCCAGAAGCTCCTGTTCGCGAACAAGGGCGACCTGAGCGAAGCCGTCTACAGCGCCATAGGTTCGGTGCAGCACGACGCGCTTCTGAAGGAAGTCCAGATCGCCAGCCTCGAATACGGCAACGCTGCCGTGCTCGAAAACGGCCGCGTCAAGCGCTTCATGGGCATCGAGTTCACCCTGACGGAGCGCCTGCAATCCAACGCGACCCCGAAGGTGCTCGTGCCGGTGTGGGTCAAGAGCGGCGTGTACCTCGGCCTCTGGAAAGACATGGTGACGGAAATCACCAAGCGCGCGGACAAGGGTTACGCGACCCAGGTCTATGTCGCGATGACGCTCGGCGCGACCCGGACGCAATCCGGCAAGCAGATTCAGATCCTCTGCTAATCGCGACCGACAACAGGAGAACAGCACATGGCACAAGTCTCAATCTCGCTCGAAGTTTCCAACCAGGACGCGACGCCGGTTTCCAAAGCCTTCCCCACTACCAAGGGTGGGGAAGTTCGGACGGCGCAGGGCCTGATCCTCGCGGCCAACTTCACCGGGGGCACCGTCGGCCAGTGGTACACCTTCGCTCGGGTTCCGGCGCGCGCTCGCGTGCTCGGGGTGTTCCTGACGAACGCCACCAGCACGACCGGCGCCGTCAAGGCGGGTCTGTATCGTCCAGGTCCGGCCGGCATCGCGATCTCGGATGCGGTCTTCGCCTCGGTATTCGTCATGGGTGCGGCCAATAACCGCGCTCGCGTCGACACCGTTCCGACCGCCGCGCAGCGCAACACGAACCTGAGTACCGCGTTCGCGACCGCCATCGGCACCGCCGGAGCAACCGGAGATGCGGAGTATGACATCGCCCTGGCGATCGTCACCGTCATCGGCACGCCGGTCGACGCGCTGTTGGAAGTCGACTACGTTCTGCCCGAGTAGTACCACTCCCTCCGGGGCTTCTGGCCCCGGAGTCTTTTGAGGGATAGTGCGTGGCGATTCCGACAAACTTTCAGGGCTACACGCCGGTAGCGGCCACTACGAAGTCGTTCAAGATTTTCGGCTCGGCGGCGGTTGGGATTTGGGCAAACGACGTGGATGGAACGCTCTCGGCGACGACTACCATGGTTCCGGTCGCCCCGAATCTCGCGCTTATCATGTCGCAGGCGTACACAGACGCGCAGATCATCGCGCTGCTGACCGCTTACCTTCAGAGTTTCGGCGCCATCCACGACGGCGCGGGCGGCTACAACGCGCAGGCGACCAAGCAAGCGGCGGTAGTCGCCACGACCTGCACATAAGGAGCAACGCATGGCAACTCGGTACATCGGACTTCTGTCATCGGCGCAAGTGCAGATGACCAATCGCGCGAACATCGTCGGCGCGGCCTCGGGCGGGACGCTCACGGGCTCGCAGTCGGTTCAAGTTGTCTTCGACGACACGGTGTTCACGTCTGCGCAGGAAGGCAAGCAGCGCCTGATGGCGGCGCTCGAGTCGATCTGCAACGACATCGAAACCGCGCGCACGTGGCCCATCGATAGCACGACCTAGGCCATGTCCAGCAAACAATCGACCCTCGTTCCCGCCGGCAACCGCGGCGACGACGCTCCGGACCCGGTGACGCCCGTTCACGCGCTCACTTACGTCCCGAAGTCGACCACGGTCGCCATCATTCAGGCAGGGAAGTAGATGGCGACGAAGCACTGGATCGCCGGGGCGATCAAACATCCCGGTGCGTTCAAGGCCAAAGCAGAGGCCGCGGGCAAGACAGTGGCCGGCGAGGCGAGTGCAGTGCTCGCCCCCGGCAGTCACGCCAGCGCCAAGACGAAAAAGCAAGCGAGTCTGGCGCGTACGCTCGCCGGATTTCACAAGGGATAAAGCATGGCGAACATCACCATTCGCGAATACGCTGACGTGGCACACACGATCGGCAAGGTCGTGCAGGCCGGCGCCGAGCCGTGCAACACCACGCAGGCCGTAGCGAGTTCCGCCGCCCATGCTGAATCCGCTGCCTTTGGCGTGAACACGCGCTTGGTGGCGATCGCCACTGTCGCCGCGAGCGCGCTCGCCGTCGAATTCGGGCTCGCGCCCGTGGCGACAGCGCTCGGCAGCCTTCGCTTGCCGGCGAACAGCGTCACCTATTTCGGGGTACGCCCCGGCGACAAAGTTTCCATCATCGACGCGGCATAGCCCACATGATGTCCATCAGCGGAGCGCAGGAACAAGGGATTCTCGGGCTCGCCGCATTCCTGGCGGACGTGCCGGGCTGCACGGCGCGCATGGCCGAGTTCAAGGCCGCGCAGGACGCATTGCAGGCGACGAACGATGCCGCCATAGCTGCCACTTCAGCCGCCGCCGTCGCCACGCAAGCTGCTGCGGATCTGCAAGCCAAGGCGGACGCTGCCGTGAAGGATGCGGCCGAGCGCATGCAGACATCGCAACTGGCCGAGGCCGAAGTCACCCGGCGCGAGACAGCGGTCGAAGCGCGGGTTGCCGCTGTTACAGCGCGTGAAACGTCGGCAGATGTGAATGAAAGTGTGCAGAAAGCCACAGCAGCCGCGCTCGAACAGCGCGAGGCCGCGGTGCGCGTCGCCGAAGCGGCTGCTGTCGCGCTGCGACAGGACTACGAAGGGCGAGTCGCGAAATTGCAAGCCGTAGCGGCCGGGGCGTAGTCCCTTGGCCTCCTACAACAAGTTCCAGCAGTTTGTCGCCGATCTGGCGGCAGCGAATGAGAACTTGGGGAGTGATTCCCTCAAGGTCATGCTCACGAACACGGCGCCGAGCGCGGCCGACACCGCGTTCGATACCGTCACCGGCCTCAAGCTGATTTCGACTTCGAACGCGCTGGATCTCACGACCAGCGGCGGCTATACGGCAGGCGGCGCAGCCGTCACCGTAACCTCGAGCGCGCAATCCGGCGGCACGTACAAACTTGTGGCGAACAGCGTCGTCTTTACGGCGACTACCGGCTTCGGCCCGTTCCGTTACGCCGTGCTCTACAACAACACGAAACTTACGACCGCGACGCGACCGTTGATCGCGTGGTGGGACTACGGCTCGGCCGTTACGCTGCTCGCGCTCGAGACATTCACGGTGGCGTTCGACGGAACGAACGGCATCTTGCAGATCGCCTAACCGGAGAAGCACATGGCTGATACCCCTCTTTGGCGAGACTTGCGCCAACCCTATGTGATTGCGGACCTAGGCGCCATCACGCCGACGACCACGCAGAAGATGCTCTGGACACCTGGTGCTGGCAACCCGCTCGGGAACTTCCCGTCGAACTATTGGACCGTAGGTAAAGCAGTAAAGCTCACTGCGGCGTTCAAGTGGACATCCGGCACTGCCGGCAACATCGCTTTCGGTATGGCCTACGGCTCGGCCGACGCAGCGGCGGTGAACGTCGTTTCGGCCACACACGCAGCCGTCGCCTCGGTGGGGCCGTTCCTCGTCTACGCCCAAGGCTACGCGGTATGTCGTTCGACTGGAACGACGGCGACGCTTTCCATGTGGGGTATGGTGCATTTCCCCATCGACCTGATGCTCTCGACGGCCGGGATGGATATGGGATTCCCGTCGGCAGGCAGTACGGTCGTCTCGACGTTCGACAGCACTCTCGGAACCAATGGTCTCTTTTTCCAAGCGCTACGGAGCGCCGGCACGGATAGCGTCGTCCCTGTCGGAGTGATTATCGAAGCGCTGAACTAATCTTGCGGGTTTCACCCGCTGCCGGGGTTGAGCAGTGCTCTATCTAACAAGTTTCCCCGGCAACGAAAACCCGATCTCCGAAGCGGGCGCATGGACGCTTCCGCCTGCGTCATGGACAAATCCTCGCACTGACGGTACGGGTCGCTGCTTCGGCACGCAGACTGTACACGGAACACCCCCGTTCGACGACTCGATTGCGATGGCCGCCGGAGTATGGGGGCCGGATCAAACCGTCTCCATTACGCTGCACAACAATCCAGGCGCCGGCAGTTACGGAGACATCGAAGTTGAAATCCTGCTCCGACTAACATTCAACAATGGAGCGAACAGCGTCACAGGCTACGAAGTTGACATCGTAGCGGACACTGATTCAACAGGCCGTATTTTTCTTGTAGGACTGGACGGAACGAACGGCGCGTTCACCGTTCTTGCAAATCCCCTCGTAAGCATAAGCTTCGCCAACGGAGACGTATTCAAAGCGATAATTGCAGGGAAGCTCATCAAGGTTTTCCAGAACGGCGTACAGGTTGGCTCGACATACGATACTTCGAGCGACGCACATCAATACAGCACTGGCGCTCCCGGCATGGGTTTTTGGGATGCTGGACTCTCCGGCACTTCGGTTCGAACAGACTTTTGCATCTCTCAGTTCACGGCAGACGATGGACTTAGCCCTGGCCCCGGCTTTATGGCTCGACCGCGTTACGGAGTCGGGCCGCGTCGCAGATTGATGAAGCCGCAGCGATACGCCGACACGTATCCTGTTTTGGTTGTGCCGGCGGCGCTTCTTGCATCGGGTCGTGCTCGTCGCATAGGGCCTGCCAGTCGCTTCAGATTGCCGCAACGCTATCCCGACGTAGCATTGAACGCCTATATCCTGCCGGCGGCGCAAGGATCGTACACTTTGTCAGGACAAGCCGCGCCACTTCAACATAATGACGACTTGAGCGCTGCACAAGGTGCGTACGTTCTTACGGGAGAGGCCGCGAGTCTGCTGCACGGCCACCTAGTGAGCGCCGCGGAGGGCGCGTACTCGTTGACGGGCTTTGCGGCTACCTTCTTGCGCGCTTACGCTCTATCTGCGACACAGGGGACGTATGTGCTCTCCGGAAAGGCCGCTACGCTGGCGGTAGGGCGCGTCGCGAGTGCAAATCAGGGAGTGTACACTATTAGTGGGGAAGCTGTAACTTTCCTTCGGGCGTATGTGCTGTCGGCAGGGTCCGGAGCCTATGTTTTGACAGGACAAAGCGCAACACTGATCTACTCGGGCGCAACCGCGCCCTCTGGCGTTCCACCGAATCCATTCATCGCCGGCCAGGGCGTAGGAATGACGCGAAGGGGAGGGTAGTGTGGCAACTTCAGACGTGACCATCGCCAATCTGGCGCTTCAGAAACTCGGGACGCCCAAACGGATCGCCGCGCTCGACGACCCGAACAGTTCGAATGCGCGAAGCCTCAACGCCTGCTATGCGAGCCTGCGCGATTCCGAGCAGCGCAAGAACAACTGGAATTTCTGCATCAAGCGCGTTTCCATCGGCGCTGATGCAGCGCAAACTGTGTGGGGCGGCTGGAACCGCTTCGCTTTGCCGAATGACTACATCAAAATCTTGCGCGATGACGAGTCCGGCCAAGAAGTTGACTGGACGATCGAAGGCGGTTTCATCATCACGAGCTTTGCGTCGCCGTTGAATATCAAGTACGTCGCGCGCATCGTCGATCCGAATGCTTTCGATACGTTGTTTATCGAGGCGTTCGCCTGCCGTCTCGCGATGCAGACGTGTAAGGAGATCACCGGGAGCAATGAACTGAAGAAGGACATACAGGCTGAGTACGAGCGCGCTATCGGGGATGCCTTCACGCACGACGCTATCGAACGGCCGCCCGCGAAAGACAACGAAGACGATTGGGTGAACGCGAGACTGTAATGGCCCGCGCGTCTACAATTCAGCACTCTTTCGATGGTGGTGAACTGAGTGAACTGCTGCTCGGGCGCCAGGATCTCGATGTCTACGCGAAAGGGCTTTTCACCTGCCTGAACTCGATGCCGTTCACGCAAGGGCCGTGGACGCGCCGCCCCGGCACAGTGTTCCTGCATCAAGTGCAGGACAATGCCAAGAAAACGCGCGTCATTCCGTTTCAGTATTCGACGACGCAAACGTACATCCTCGAGTTTGGCGAGTTTTACATCCGCTTCTACACGAACCATGGATTGCTGACGAACGCTTCTCAAAGCATCACAAGCATATCGGGGGCCAACCCGGCTGTTGTGACGAAGATCGCGCACGGCTATTCCAATGGCGATCGTCTTCAACTTACCGGCCAGGTAATTTCAGGCACAGGTGGCTATGCCAGCCTACTTAATCGCGAAGTGATGGTCAATAACAAGACAGCCGATACTTTCGAATTGGTGGATTCCGATGGATTCAATATCAGCACCCTCGGCGGCGGTGTCATATCAAGTTACGGAAATATGGCGAAGATATTCAGTATCGGCACGTCTTACACTCAAGCCGAACTCGTCGACATCCGTGTTGTTCAATCTGCCGACACGCTCTATATCGTTCATCCCAACCATCCACCTGCGTCGCTGGTGCGCGTGTCTGCGCTGTCGTGGACGCTAGCCAATCTGACATTCACGGATGGCCCGTACGACGTACTGAATCCGACGGCGACCGCGGCGTCGCCGACAACGCTTACTCCCTCCGCGGCAACTGGCGCGGGAGTCACGCTCACGGCCAGCGCGGTAACAGGCATCAACAACAACCAAGGGTTTTTGGCTACGGACGTTGGGCGACTCATACGCATTCAAGAGGGATCGGTTTGGGGCTACGTCCTCGTTACGGCATTCAGCAACACACTCGTCATAACCGTTACCGTGCTGGCGACGTTGACAAACACGAACGCGAAGAAAAATTGGCGCATGGGGATATGGTCCGACACGACCGGCTATCCGCACTGCACGATTTTCTACGAAGACCGACTGTATTTCGCGGGCTCGACAATATATCCGCAGCGATTCGACGGTTCGAACGTGAGTCAGTACACGAATTTTTCGCCGTCTGCGACTGATGGCACCGTGTCCGATTCGAATGCCGTTTCCGGCACGCTTAACTCGGACGACGTTAATGTCATACGTTGGCTGGTGGGACACGAAAACGGACTGCTCGCAGGGACGGCGCGCAGCGAATGGTGGATTCGCGGCTCGACGGTACTTGGCGAAGCGATCACGCCAGCGAATATGACGTTCAAGCAGACGACGAAGCGCGGGAGCGATCCTGTCGCGGCCGTCGCCGCCAATCGCGCAGCGATTTTCGTTCAGCGCGGCGGGAAAAAGTTGCGGGAGATGGCGTTCGTCGCAGCGGCGTACGAGTACGGCTTCAAGACGCCCGATGTCACGCAGCTTTCCGAGCACATTACGGCGCCCGGCATCTCGCCACTCCCCTACCAGGAGCAGCCGATACCGATCGTATGGGCAGTTCGCACCGACGGCGCGCTCTTGGGCATGACATATGATCGCGACACCGGCATCGTGGCCTGGCACCGGCACTTCATCGGTGGCTCGAGCAGCGCTGACGGTACTGTCAACGCGATTGTCGAGAGCATTGCTGTCGTGTCGGCCCCGGATGGCACGCGTGACGAGCTATACATGGTCGTGAATCGCTATGTCAACGGTCGCACGCGCCGCTACATCGAGTACATGAGCAAGTTTTGGGAGACGGAGATCGACACGCAGGCGAACGCCTTCTACGCGGACTGCGGCTACACGATCACAGACGGCGTTGCGTCGAACTACGTCAACGGCCTTGCATTCCTCGAGGGGCAGACAGTCGGGGTATTGCTCGACGGCGCGAAACAAGCGCCGGTCGTGGTGACGAATGGCACGATCACGCTAACAGAGACTGGCTTAATCAAGACGCTCGGGTTCTGGTACAACAGCGATGGGCAGAGCATGCCAATCGAGGCTGGCGCGCAGGACGGCTCCGCGCAAGGCAAGATCAAGAGCATAACGCGCATAGGATTCTGGCTTCTCGATACGCTCGGCTTCAAGTTCGGGGGTGACTTCGACACTCTGGAAGAGATCGTCGAGCGCGAGTGGGGCGATAACTACGGATCGCCGCCGCCGCTCTTTACGGGCGTTCACCGGGAGCGGTTGACGAGTGACTACGACAGACTCGGGCAGTATTGCTGGCGCTGCGACGGGCCATTCCCTGGAAATCTGCTCGCGACGATGCCGCAGACGGAGACAAGCGATGACTCGTAGCCTGGTTCCGTTCAAGCACTGGCACCTGGAATGGCTTGAGCACAAGGGGCAAGCATATGGCGGATGGGTGTTCTTGAATCTGGAGCAACGCAAGCTGCTCGAGCAGTTTTCAAGCTGGACCGGCGTCGCGGACGGCAAGGTCATCGGCTGCGGCGGCACGGTGCCCTACTGGCCGAACCGCTACGCGGCGTGGGCGTACTTGAACGAGGTAAGTGCGCCGCACATGCGCTTCATAACGCGCTGCGCAAAGCACGCACTTAGTCTATCGCCAGGGCGCATCGAGATGACGGTGCGCAAGGACTTCGTGCAGGGGCATCGGTGGGCTCAGATGCTCGGATTCGAGATGGAGACGCCCGAGATGAAGGCATACGACCCGCAAGGGGCAACGCACGTCGGATACGTGAGGTTCAACTAATATGGCGATGGCAGGAGCGGCAGTAACGGCAGTTGGTCTACTTTACGGAGCCTCGTCTGCGAGCGCCGCGGCGCAATACAACGCACAGATGGGGTTTCGCGACGCGCAGATCGCGCGGCAGAACGCTCAAGACTCGGCCAAGCAGAGTGCGCGCGAGACATATCTCCGCACGGGCAGTATGGTGGCGTCGCATGGCGCCTCCGGCGGCAGAGATGGCAGCTTTCTGGATGTGCTCGGCGACGCGGCGGCACAGGGCGAACTCGAGCGCCAGCACATCATCTACGCGGGCTCGGTAGCGTCGGATCGTCTCGCGCATGGCGCGGGCTTGTCAGAGGCACAAGCCGGTAGCGAACTGGTTGGCGGCGCATTGCGCGCCTCCGGCGCCCTCTTGCGTGGCATGGGTAAGAACAGCGGCGGCGCAACTATCCCGAATTACAGCAACTACGGAGCGAGCCCGGAGGAATAGAGATGCCTGCCATCAAAAACTACACGGCGCAGGTTCAACCGGCTTCGACCGGCTTCCAGCGCGCTTCGCCCGAGAATTTCGGCGCTTCCATTGGCGCCGGCCTCGAAGGAATCGGGAGCGGCGTAGAAAAGCTGAATCAGAACATGGAAGAGTCCGAATCCATGAAGGCGCTCGTCGGTAGCGCTCAGATTCGGGCCAAGTACATGCAGTTGTTGGACGACGCGCAAACTTCGGGGGCGGATACCGCGCCCTTGAAAGCGAAGATGGCCGACGAACTCGCAGCCGTCGGCGAGAACTTCAGTACGCTGAAAGGACAGCAGGTATTGGCGCACGACAGCGCCCGCACCGGCATGATGTTCGACGAACAGGCGAATCGCATTGCTGTAGTCAGGGCATCCGAGCAGGCGCAGTTGCAGGGTAAGCAGTTCGCTGACAGCGAGACAGCGAATCTCATGCGCAGCCCATCCTATCTGCCGTTCGCTACGCAAAATGCCGAGGCGTTCACGAATACGCTCTCCAACATTCCCCCGGAGAAGCGCGCGCTGATGAAGCAGCAACTCGAGGAACTGTTCAACACGACGGCGGTGAACGCCTCGGCGCGCATCGACCCGCAAGGCACGATCGACAAGCTCAAGGCCGGCGAGTGGATACTTTCCGGGCCGCAACGGCAGGAAGGCATCCGCACCGCCGAGTCGCGCATACGCGAACTACGTGCGGATGACGCCAACCAACGCACGATTCGAAACGATCAGCAGCGGCAGGCGAACGAAGACGCTGCGCAGGGCATAGTCACGAAGATGATCGCTGGCAAGCTCGGCAAGGGCGAGATCAACGACACCGCCGATCTGACGTTCGAGACGAAGGAGAACTTGATTCACTTCGAGCACTACCTCGCGAACGAGAAGGACGCGAAGACGCATCCGAGCCAGATGGCGGACTTCTTCCTCGCCGTGAATGCGCCGGAGGGCGACCCGCGCAAGATATACAACAGCGACTCGGTATTCCGCGCCGTCGAGCGCGGCGACCTGAATGCCAAGACCGAAGCGCCGCTTGTCATGTCGTGGATCGCCGGGCAGAAGGATGCGGACGGCAGGGCGTTCACGACGCGCTTGGCAGCGCGCATGCAGGTCATCAAGAGTGCACTGACGGCAAGCCCTGAGTATTCCGCGCAGCCGGAACTCTCGGGCGCGATCCAGATGGAATTCATCAACCGCGCGGAAGCGAAAGCCTCCGAATTGCGCCGCAAGGGCGACAAGGGCGAAGAC